CGAGAGATTAATCTCTTTTATTACGTCCGCGTTGGAGTACGCGACACTTGTCCAGATTGCTTTTAGTTATATGCAGATCTCTTCTGGAGACCTTTCGACAGAGGATGTATCTTGAGTTAACAAGGCACCATGTCTACATAATTACTGTAAAGGTACTGACGTAATGACCTATCTGAATCGGTTTAGCTTGTAGAAAGCCTCACCAGTAGCGTTTAAATGATAGAGGAATAACTTCTCTAACAATTTAATCTTTCTGGCTTGGTCTTTTACCACTAATCGATCTCTCCAATCAATGGATCTACCATCAAGAGTAGCATCCCGAGAAGCGAGTTTAGATATGTTTCCAATTACCAGACCACTATCAGGAAATTCCTGTAATGACTGAACGTCTTCAAGCGCTTTAAGGTAGTCCTTCGGAAAGGATATACTATAAAGCCAATAGGACGGTGAAAACACTCTAAAATATCGCTCGAGCAAGCGAAGGCTAGGGTCTTTAGTTACACAAGATGAAACTGAAAACCAATTGGTATCAAATTTATCTTCAGCAGCTAAAATACTCGACAAGGCATTAGATTCTTTCTCTTTTACAATAGCTAACATAGCTTTGTAAAGTGATAAGTCTCGATGAGTCTGTGAAATCCCTCTTTCAAAAGCGTACCAGAACGACGGAGTAGAATCCGCCCCACTGGCGAAAAGATGTGGTTTCTCAGGAATACCTAATGCCGCCCAAAGTGCAACGCTCATTTCCTTATTAAAATATTTAATAGGGAGTGAGTCGATCACAGCTCTAAGGGAATTGGAATCACTAAAGAATCCTTTTCTTTTTGCTTCGGAAACTAATGTGCCTAAGAAGTATGGTTCTCGTAATGTTACAAGGATATTACCTGGTCCAATTGGACTCAGATCAATATCTGGTGTAGCCCATCTTTTAGCAAATTCAACCATATCTTTCGATACGATGGATTTTGACATATTGATAGACACTCCTAGAGTTCTCATAATAATGAGATACTCAGAAGCTACCTGGTCGTGATTGATTACAATATCATCACCTAGAACAACATAGTTAGGAATTTCTGTAAGACCTGCTTGTAAAGCAGCATATCGTACAATAACATGGTGAGTTAATGCAAGCATAGCCCAAGAAGAATAGGCACCCATTGGTTGTCCAACAGAGTACTTAACCTGTTCGCCTTTCCAATGCCAACCTAAGTCTAGAAGTCTTCTCCAATTTCTTGAGTCATAACCCAAGAGTTGAAGTATTTGCTCCTGTAAATCGATCGGTAACCGGTCAGTTGCGGCAGATAAGTCAAAACTATAGAATTTGTGTCCACTAGCCTTATTAGCCAATAAACGTTTCAATGCCCCGTCTTGGTCAAACGTTCCATCATATGGAAGTTTTCGCAAGTACGAGAAAATTGAATCGTGTAAAGGTTTTAGAGCTAATTGGATCCACCAATTCGTTATAGCTACAATCCGGGCTTTACCAGCCTGATCATAGACTACCGATAGTTTCCCCATCTTTAAAGGGAACTTCCATAGCCACGTTAGTGGCATGAAAGGGATCATGATTACAATCAACAAATCAAGCCATAGTGCGTATGCCAACGATTTATATCGAAAGGCTAATGCATGAAAAGCATATAACTGTTGAGGATTAGCAATAAAGGCCAACGCATCTAAATGCGAAGTCCATGTTGCCTTTGACCCGTTTGGCCCAGCTTTCTCGGAAATAAATCCTTCGAATTCGCCTGGACAGATACTAATTTTCATCCTGTTTAATACCGTGTGCAAACTCGACATATTCAATGTCCGAGCTAACCCATCAAATGGCGCTATAATAGTGCTTAATGAAGGTTTCACGTTAGTAGAAAACACTCTGAAAATACTGAGAGCCGTTAGTGTTAACCGTACAACTTTCACCCAGTCCTTGTGGTCCTTATTACGAATAATAAGCCGCAAATCATGGGGAAGTATTGTAGGTAAACCGAAATGGTCTCTTTTAACTCGCGGAGATGACATCCCAGCAAGAGGAGTACCATTGATACTTTGGATAGTAAGCTGAAGACAAACCTTCAGATACTGGAACGTAAAGTCCCAGCCTGTTGATTTAATCAAAGCCTTTATCCGAGTATTCAACAAATCGACCATAGGCCAATATTCTTTACATTGTGCAATCCAAACTGCTACGAACATATAGATGCTCATCTCTTTGAGATGAATCCATTTGCTCACAGCTTTAGATCCTGATGTAAATAATTTGTTGTTTTTGAAAGCAATAGATTATTCATCATGGTTATCTCTGGATAATGCTTTCACACTTGCCATTACGTATGAGCTGCTAACACACACGCAAGAGTCGGACCAGGATACAGCCCAACGTGTTACTAAGAAAACCCAGTGTAGAAATGTACTACAATAGCTCGAACATACATCTTACGGATAAACATGGTTTAACGCAAGAGAAGGTACTAAACAAAGCGAAAAAAATCACTTCGAGGTACAATATTAGGTCTACGAGCAGAAGGAAACGGATACACCTTTCAGTGTTCCGGGCCCCACTAAGCGCTATTACTAGCG